AATTAGGAATTCCTGTAGTAACTTATACGCCTAGTAAGGGCAATGATAAGCATGTACGTGTAAACTCCGTAGCTCCACTTTTTGAAGCGGGTCAAGTATGGGCAACCGACGATCGCTGGGCAGAAGAAGTTATTGAAGAATGTGCCGCTTTCCCTTATGGTGATCATGACGATTTAGTCGATTCAACAACACAAGCATTGTTGCGATTCAGGCAGGGTAATTTTATTCAACTGGAGTCAGACTACGTTGATGAACCCATGTACATAGAACCAAGGAGATATTACTAATGGCAGAGAAAAAACCTTTTGGACAGTCTATCGATGACGCTATTAAAGGTGGTATTCGTAATATTTATGAAAATGAAAGCGCACAAGCTTTTGGAAGAGGGCTTATAAATAATCCTTTGAGTAAAGGGATTATGCAGTATGTCGTCGATCCTGTAGCGGAACTTGGAACACGTGCCGCTTCTGCAAAAGGTATTCTCCCTTTTTTACCTGAGTCAAGCTTGTTAAGTTTACTTACACCTGAAGTTACCATGGATAGACAGACAAGAGAGGAAATGACAGAGGATATTGGTCAGTATCCCGTAGGAGAGAGAATAACACGACAGCTTGATAGGGCTAAATACGATTTAGGTGCTTTTGGTGAATTTATTTTCGGAGATGTACGAAAAGCAGGGGAAAGCTTAAATAAAGGAGTAAAGTTTGCAGACCTACCACCTGAACAAAAAATGGCATCCAGATTTTTCTTATTGGATATTTTACCTATACCTGGCGTTGGGCCAGCTGCTAAAGCAGGTTCTAAAGCAACAAAAGAACTAGAAAACTTACAAGCACTAAAATCTCGAATGGTAACAAGTGATGGAAGTGTTGGTGCTGCGGCACCATCAGAGCTGATGACGGAACAAATTAGAAATACTGTAGGACCTATTTCTGATGAAGAACTACAGTACTTATCGACAGCTTTTTTTAATTTTCCCGCAAAACAACGAAACATGGTTCACGGCTTATTGGATGAAATGGAGAAAGAAAAGTTTGCTGGATTTTTAAAAGAAAAAGCTACGCCTGAAATGTTTCCTGGAAGAGTTAAAATTGAAAATGGAATAAAATATTTTAGAAATGATGGTGCGAAAGGTAATCAAACTTTTTTACCAGAAGATCAAATTTATATAAATGTATTAGAATCAAAAGGTAATGAAGGGATTATAAAATTTAATAGAGCAACTGAAGGACGCCCTCTTTTAAACAATTTAAAATCACAGATGAATAAAAAATTAGAGGGTGTAGATCCAAAGGATTTAAATGCTGTTCATAATATTTTTAGAGAAACTTATTTAAATACAACAGGTAGAACAATAGATAACACTCCTGGTGGAAAAGCTACAGGAACTCATTTGTTAGCTACAATAAAAAAATACAACGCTACAAATCCTGAAGTTAAAATTCCTTTGGCACAAGATGCAAAAATGTATAGAGCTTCAAAAAGAGAAGATCCAGGTGCAAAATTTGCAGACTATTATGAGCAGAATATAACAGATAAAAAACAAGGTAAGGTTGCTCTTAAAAACGAAGACCCTGAGTATAGATTTTTTTATAATGTAAAAAGAACAACACCTGATCTTAAAACACCTCAAGAGTTTTTTAGTGGTTATAAATTAGAGGATATAAGACCAGGAGGTAAACTTCATGATAAATTTTTACAATTTGAAGCTATTGAAAAAATAAGATTAGACGCAGCAAAGGACTTAAAACCTATTTTACGAAAAATATTTAAACAGGTGAGGGAAGACGCTCTTAAAGATTTTCCTGTTAAAAGAGATGTGAATACAATAACAACTTTAAATCTTGCTCATAAATTTGA